CTTGTTGGGCTACTACAAGACCCTGACTAAGAGTGAGAGTGTGATATCCGATGTCAGAGAAGGTTTGTGGCGACGCTTACAGTCGTGGAATGCTGACCGGGATGAACAAAGACCCCGTTTAGTTAAACAGGGTTATCTTGACACAGCTGAAGCCATGTTAGACGATTTCGATAAATTTCGGAATGCTCCAATGTGGGATAAGCTGTATAAGCTAGCAATGTATGCCCTTATCAGTGGTGTCGCTGGAAAAGTTGGATTAACATTTTCCAGTCTTGGTTACAATGCTTTTGAAGAGTCTCTTCTGCGTAAGAAATACCATCACACCAGTGGTGATTTAATTTCTACATTGGGGCGATCTTTACTCTATTTTTGTGGAGCAGGAGCTGTTGTATATAAGACTGGTAATGTCCGAGCGATATATCAGTCCGGAGGTGTTTATGTTACCGAGTATGTCGAAGTTGGTGACCTGAAACACCAAATGCAGATGGTCATTGATGGTACTTCGCAGTTGGAATATGTCTCTGGATTGCGAGATAGAGTTGAGGAGAAGATAAAGAAACTTGACAGCTTAATTGCTAACGCAAAAGAGCTGAGTCAAACTGACTGTCTCCCCCTCATTAATTTGCGTGAACCACTTAAACATAAACTAGAAGAGATGGTGATAAGAGTGAATGCTGTTAAGACTAGGCGAGCCCCCCTGGCTGTTGAAATTTTTGGTGATTCAGGTGTGGGTAAATCTTCTATTGTCCTATTTCTATATAAACTTTTCGCTCTGAATTGTAGGTCCACTTCAATTGGACCATTGAATGAGAGTGACGAGTGTTTATATAAACGTGAAAGTCTGGAAGAATTTTGGTCAACTTATAGAGAGTCCATGTGGGCTATTTGGTTGGATGACATAGCTGCATTCCATCCGAAGGCCTTGGGTGAAATTGATCCAGGGTTGAAGGAAACGCTGCTACTTATTAACAATGCACCATTCATTACAAATCAAGCCGAATTAGCTTCTAAAGGTAAAATTCCTGCTAGACCATTGTTTCTCGTGGCTACTACGAACAATGAGAATCTTAATGCGGCGAATTATTTTTGCAATGATGAGGCAGTTTTGAGGAGATACAAGTACGTTATTGAACCTCTACTGAAGCCAGAGTTCACCGATCCTATAACAGGACAATTGAATCCAGGTGGAGGACCTCCAAGGACGGACTATTGGACTTTTCGCATTAAACATCGAAATTTTAAGATGGTCGCCAATCAGCGAGTATTACAAACCCAAATTGTTGAATTTGAGGGATCGTTGATGGATGGAGTCTCGGTTCAAGTACTTGAGCGTTGGTTTAAGACTGCAGTCCATAATTGGGATAGAGAG